GCCGCGAGTTTCAGCGGTACGGCGCCGAGATCCAGAAGCTCGAAGGGAAGCTGCGGGGGCTGGATGGTACGGCCACCGCTGCCGGTGATTCGCTGGGCCGCAAACTCGCCACCGGCCTGGCGGCAGCTGGCATTGGCCGCGGGCTGCAGCAGATCACGATGCAGGCCGGCAAGTTCGACGCTGAGGTGCGCAAGGCGGCGGCCATTGAAGGCGGCGCCGGATCGTTCAGCGTGCTGCAGAAGGAGATTGAGAAGGTCGCCGCTGTGGCGGCTGGCACGCCCACAGAAGTGGCAGCGCTGGCCACGTCACTGAGCCGGGCGGGATTCACTGCCCAAGAGACCACACAGTCCCTGGCGGGCATCGTGCGCGGCGCCGAGGCCACGGCGGTGTCGTTTGAGCAGATGGGCAGCATCGCTGCCGACAACATGCGGGCGTTCGGCCTGGAGACCAGCCAGGTCAGCCAGGTCGTTGATGTTCTTACGCAGGCGGCAAACAAGTCCAACCAGGGAGTGTTGGACATTGGCGAGTCCATGAAGTACAGCGCCCCGGTGGCGCGGACGCTAGGCGTCTCCATCGAGGATCTGGCCGCCACCCTGGGCCTGATGGCCAACGCAGGCATCCGCGGCAGCGACGCTGGCACCGGCCTGAGGATGGGCCTGTTCAGGCTGCAGACCGCAGCCGGCGGCGCCGATGAGGAAATTCAGAGCCTGACCAGAGGCAACGCGCTGCTGGCCAAGGCGATGGACGTACTGGGCGCCCAGATCCTGGACACCCAAGGCAAGCTCAAGCCAATGGATCAGGTGATCCTGGCGCTCAAGGATAGCTTTGCGAAGCTGAGTATCAGCGATCAGGCAATCCTGGCGAAGGCGCTGTTTGGCACAGAGGCCGCCAGCAAGTTCCTTGCGACGATGAACTTCACTGAATCCAAGATTCAGGAGATGTTCGGGTTCGTCCGTAACGCTGGCGGGGTAGCCGAAGAAACCCAGAAGAAGATGCAGGGTTTCAACTACTCGATTGTGGTAGCCGGCGGCAACGTCGAATACCTGGCCAATCAGATCGGCGGGATGATCGGCGCGGCAATGAAGCCGTTGATTGACACGTTCAACATGGCGATCAGCGCGGCAATGAAACTGCCTGATCCGATCAGGAACATCGGCGCTGCCGCTGCTGCCGCAGGGATCAGCACCCTGGGCCTGGTGGTGGCAGTGAATGCCGTGTCTGGCGCGCTGGCGCTGGTGGGCGGCGTGAGCGGGGCGAAGGCGGCGATTGCGGGGCTGACCAATTTCAGCGCAGCGGCGACCGTTGCAAGGAATGCTGCCGTTGCTCTGAACTTGGCGGTGCTGGGGCCCTGGGCATTGGCAGCGGCGGGCATTGCGGCGGCCACGGCGGCGGCCTACAAGTTTAACGAGCCGTTCCGGGAGTTCGTGAATACGATCCCGGCCCGGCTTGAGGTGTTTTTCCAGGCGCTGCAGCAAGACGTTCAGGCGGCGGCAGCCAGGGCCCAGGCGGTTATCGCCAGCGTCCGCAACTTCGCTGTGAACGCATTCCGAGCCGTGGAGTCGGTCGGTCGGCAGGCAATGCAGAACCTACTGAACACGCTCAACCCGGTGGACGCGGCCTTCAGGCAGCTGGGAATCAACATTCAGTCCATCTTCGGCGGAGTGTTCGAGTCGATCGGGATCAACTGGGGCCGGTTGATCTCTCAGATGCTGGGCCAGCTCAACCCCATGCAAGGCATCCTCAAGCTGCTGGGCGTGGACATGGCCAGCGCCATGGAGCAGGCGCTGAACTTCCGCCCCAGCGCAGCGCCCCAGGCCGCGGCACTCCCCGCCACTGCCCCAATCCCCGGCACCCTCCCCGGCGCTCCCCCGGCGCCTGCGCTGCCTGGCGGTGGAGGCGCAGCTGGAGGCGGGGGTGGTGGCCGAGCCGCAGCCGCCGAAGTCACCAAGGGCGTCAAGGAACTGCTTCGGCTGACCGATGCCGAGATCACCGCAGCAGTGAACACCGCAATCGGTGAGTACGGCGGGCTGGACCCTCGCGGCCGCACCGACGTGTTCGCCAACATCCTGGCCCGCTCCAGGTCGCCGCAGTATCCATCCAACCTGGTGGACGTGGTGACGCAGCCGGGCCAGTACGCCCCGAACTTCGGGCGCAGCCGGGCGCAGGTAACCAACCCGAACCTGTACGGCAGGGCCCGGTTTGAGCAGGTCAAGGCTGAACTGATGAATCCCCAGATGCTGGCCCAGTCCATTCAGGACGTGGACAGCCGGCTGTACTTCAAGGGGATCAGTGAGCAGCGCAACATGGTGCGCGGCGTGGACTTCCTGAGGGCGCCGGATCAGAACTTCTTCCACGGCCCCGGCCGCAGCGATCCCGGCCGCAATCCCCAGATCACATCGCAGCTGCTGTCAGAGCTTGGTGATACCGGGTCGCTGACTGGGTATCTGGATCAGCAGACACAAGCCGCCGAGCAACTCCGCGAACGCCAACAAGCCACCACCGCCGAGCTTGAAAAGTTCATCGAGGCCAGGACCCAGGCTGTCGTCAAGCTCAACCAAGAAAGCGAGCTGTTGGGTGCGACGACTGATCTTGATCGCCGCCGGCTGGAGTACGCCTTCGAGCAGCTGGAGATCAATGACAGGGCGATTCAGGCCAAGAGAGAGTTTCAGGAGCTGGAGAAACAGCTGGTCGAGCTGGGCATCGATTACAACGCTGAGCAACAGCTGGCGCGGATCGAATCGGAAAAACAGCACGCCCTAAAAAACGCCCAGGTCAAGGCCGAACAGGACATCAACGACCTGATGGCCGAACGGGTCCGCATGATGCAGCAGCTGACCAGCCAGGCCGCCGAGCCAGCCGCCTTCCAGACCCAGGGCATGGCGATCGAGGCCCAGATCGCCACCCTGAAGGATGATCTTGCGGAGATGACCAGCATCGCCACCCTGGCGGGCAAGTCTGCCGAGACGATCGGCGGGGCGTTCGGCAATGCGTTCCGCGACCTGATCAGCGGCGCAGCGAGCGCCCGGCAGGTGCTAACCGGATTCTTCCAAGACGTGGCCCAAGGATTCGCGCAGATGGCCGCAGAGATCATCGCCAAGCAGATGGCCATGATCGCGCTTCAGACGATCCTAAAGGCGCTGGGCGCGGTGGCTGGGGCGTCCAGCGGCGGCACCTTCGCGCCGAGCAACGTGGGCCCATTCGGCGCTGCGGGGGCGAGCACGGCGCTGAGCTTCGACCCGTCCGCCATGGTGCCCCGCGCCCTCGGCGGCCCCGTCTCCCCAGGCCAGGTCTACCGCACCGGCGAGAACGGCACCGAACTGTTCGTGCCCTATCAGGCCGGCACCATCATCCCCGCTGAGGCCACCGAAGCGCTGCAGGCGATCAACAACGCCAGCCTGCGGGGCCTGCAGGTGCCGTTCCAGGCCACCGCTGCCACCGCTGCCAAGGCCTCACAGCAGGGCGGCGGCTCCAGCCCCAGCAGCGGCCTGAGCGTGCCGTTCCAGCGCGGCATGGAGGGCCTGAGCGTGCCATTCCAGCGCGGCGGCATCGACGACGGCATGGGCGCTGCTGGCATGGGTGCGGCCGGCGGTGATAGCACCATCCGCTTTGAATCCGTGGTGATCAACAGCGAGGAGCTTGTCACACGGAAGCAGGCCGAGGCCATCGGCCGCAGGTCTGAGCAACGCGGCGCCGCACTGGCCCTGAAGCGCTACAGAAACAACCCCACAGATCGCCGTGGCGCTGGTCTGCCCTGATGGAGCTCTGCAACTTCCTGCGGTTCAAGCGCCGGGATGGCACCTATACCACCTGGCTGGCCCAGAACTACTTCATCGGCCAGACCATCGCGCACAACGGCCAGAGCTACCCCCACCTGCCGGTGGCGGTGGCCACCAACTCCAGCACCCGAGGCGGTGATCGATCCGAGGCGGTGGTGGCCGCGCCGGTGTCGGCGCTGAGCGTGAACGTGTTTGCCGAGGCCAGCCGCGAACGGTGGCTGCTGGAGGTGCGATCGGTGAAGGTCAACCGGGTTGACCAGAGCCTCGGCGTGCTGCTCACCACGGAATACTGGGCCGCGCAGCAGCTGCAGGGCGACGTAAGCGAGCCGATTGTGAGACTCCAGCTGGCCAGCCCGCTCGATGCGGTGCAGGCGCCCGGCGGCAGGGTGCTGTCTCAGGTGCTGGTGGGGGCGCTGCCTACCAGCGGGAATCTGACGCTGCAATGACCGCAGACTGGCCCGCCTGGGTAAGTGCCCGCCTGCCACACGTGATCGGCGCCGACCCGGACGACGGCGAGGGTATCTGCTGCCTGGTGATGGCCGCCAAGGTCCGCCGCAGCGCCGGGCTGGCCATGCCCGATCTGGACCCTCAGTGGTTCGCCATGGCTGCCACCGGGCAATGGGATCAGCTGCAGCGGGAATGGAGGCGCCTGATGGTCCCCCACAGACTGGAGCAGTACGCGCTGGCGCTCCACCGCCAGCCCCTGGGTCTCAGCGTTGGCGTGGTGGTTGATGACGGCCTGCTGATCGTGCATCACCGCCGCGGGGCGCAGTGGTTGCCGCTGGAGGTCGCCGGCCAGCTCATGCCCCTCGAATACTGGAGGCCCCGCGATGCTGCCATCTGATCGCTATCTGGCTGACCTGCTGGGCCTGAGCGATGAGCAGTACGAAATCTGGCGCGATGAGGTCCGCAAGCGTGCAGCGGAGGCGCCCAAGCCTGCGGTAACGGCTGGCATCGAGTTCACCGTAGCGCAGATCGTGGTGCTGATCACTACGGCTATCAGCATCGGCGCCCAGCTGATCAGCGTCCTGCTGGCCCCCAACGCCCCCCGTAACCGGCGCACGGCGGAGCTGGGGCAGCGGCAGGTGCAAGGGCGCAACCAGACGAGCATTGAATCCCTAGCGCCCCGTGGCGGGTTCGATGCGGTCCAGGACGTGGCTGCGATCGGCGAGCCTATCCCCGTGGTTTACGCCAACCGCGAAACCATCGGCGGCGTGACCTATGGCGGCGTCAGGGTGAACGCCACCCTGCTGTGGTCGCAGATTTGGAGCCTAGGCGGCAGTCAGATGGTGCGTGCCGTTTTCATGGTTGGCGAGGGCCGACTGGCCGGGATCGACCCCAACGGGTTTGCGATCGGCGATTCAACGATCAACACTTACGACCTAGGCAGCAGCGGCGCCAACAGCAGCAGCGCCCGCATCACGATCTACCACCGCCCGGACGGCGGCCGGATCCGATCGACTGACCGCATCGCCGGCCGCGCTGCGGCGAACGACATCGGCAACGCAGAAAACGACGGCGGCGCCGATGTGTTCATGGCCCGAGGGCTGGGCAACACCTATCAGGCGGTCTTCAGCGCCACCAGCAAGCCCAGCACCTCCACCACGTTTGGCGTCTACGGCCTGATCGGCAGCAACCTAGGATTCAAGCTCAATCCGCAGCTCCGGCCGCAGTTCACCGCCCGGCTGCGGCCCATCGGCAGCAGCGGTAACGCGATTGTCGCCTGCGACATTGATCAGTCCGTGGTGGTGCAGCGGGCGAAGGAATCAGCGTTCTACTCAACCCGCTCCGGCGTGATCTCCGGGTCGTTCGGCCTGGGCGATTCGTTCACCTATCGGCTCGACCGCAGCAGCGACTATCTGACCACGTTCCAGAGCACGCAGGGTGGCGCCACCTGGACCTCTGCGGTGGTGCTGCAGTCAGCCCCGAAGATCTACGAGGAGGACACCGAGGATCGGATCACCGGGTTTGATTTCGCGGCTCGCATGACGGTGAGCAGCGTGACACTCGGCACTGATCAGGTAGAGGTGACGGCCACCTTCGACGTGGACTCAGTGCGGACCCTGCTGATCAACGAGGATGCCGCCGCCGGCCAGTACCTGGTGGAGTATCTGATCGAGGTGGACAACGGCCTGACAGGACAGAGCCGCCAGACGATTCAATCCAGGTTCAACGTCACGATCACGGTCCAGAAAAAAGGCACCGATCAATACACCTTTGAAGGCGACGTAGATGAAGATTCCGGCCCGGTGAACGCCCTCACCAGCCCGCGGCGGCTGCAGGCGTTGATCGTGTTCCCGATCGAGGGTCTTGACGCAGCACAGGAAACCGCTGCCGACGTGGCCAGCACCGTCGCCGGCCGGCAGAAGGCCTGGGACGACGCGATCGCGGTGGGCGATCTCTACAAGATCGGCTCAGCCCTGGCGATCTGCTCCGGCCGCAGCCCCAGCGATCGGATCTTCGTCAGCGATTCTGAGGACGGCGCGGGCGGCACCGGGCAGACAATCGATGCCACCTTCAGTGTGGTACGGGCCGGCACTGCGGCCACGGTGAGCACCGGCACGATCACGGCAGCTGGGACCACCAGCACAACCCGACAGACGGCCACCACGGCGCCCCACCTGCTGCGGTGTGCGCTGGGCCACGTGAGCACCACCAACGAGTGCCGGATCATTGAGGCCGGGATTCGTAGCACGCTCGGGATCCGAATCGGTGGGCTGTGCAACTTCCGCGACTCGCTGACGCTGGCCGAGATTGACGGCAGGGCCTGCCTGTTCCGCGAGAACGACAAGATCAAGCGCGGCCAACGGATCAACGTTGACCAGTACCAGAGCGGTGTGATCAGCACTTCAGAGGAGCGCTACTCGTTCTTCCGGGTGTCGTTCCGCGAGTTTGGCGATGGTGCGTTCACCCAGCTGGCGCCGTGCTTCGGGATCCGCTCCGGCAGCGATCAGCCGACCTTCAACTACCTGCGGCTGGAGATGCCATCGCTGAAGCGGTGGGAGCTGCGGTTCGAGCCCCTGACCGGCTGGGAGATCCGCAGCGGCACGGCCACCGGCGACCTAGTGATCCTCGACGCCAAGCTCTCCGGCGCAGTCAGCGGCACCAGTGGCGGCGTCACCTGGCGAAGCAGCGGGGAAGTGGTCAGCCGCACGCGGTCGCAGTTCACGGTCACCACCACCCGGCGGAACGAATCGATCGGCATCCCCCGGCCGGATGACAACAACTACCTCGACGCCTGGGGGAAGCTCGCTGAGGCCTTCGTCTACGAAGAGGCCCAGTCCACCGCCAGCGGCGGCCCTGAGCACGAAATCGTCTACGTCACCGAAATTAGAGAGAACGACGCAGCGCCCCAGTACACCGGCATCAGCCTGCTGGGCGTGAACGCCAGGTCAACGTTTGAGTGGCGGCAATTCAGCCAGCTGTCGCTCTATGTCATTGGCGGCACGGAGGTGCGGCGGCTGCTCAACAGCCTCACCACCGGCCCCTCGCACCTGTTGCCAGACCTGGCGCTGGACCGGCTTACCAACACCAAATACGGCCCCGACGCTGTGCCGGATGATCTGGTGAAGCTGGCCAACTTCCAAACGGCAGCCCAGTGGTGCTACGACCGGAAATACTTCTTTGACGGCGGGGTGATCATCAGCCAGGAATCGCCGCGGCAATGGATCGCCGACACGGCCGGCGCCATGTTGCTCGATTTCCGCGAGGTGGGCGGCCAGTACGACCTAGTTCCGTTCATCTCCTTCGGCGCGGTCACCCACAAGGCGCTATTCACCGCCGGCAACATCGCCGAGGGCGCATTCCAGTTTGAGACCATCCCGCCCGATGAGCGGCCGGCGCGGCGGATCAGCGTGAAGTGGCGGCAGGAACGCGGCTCCACCAACCCCACCAGTCCGGGACTGTTCCCTGAGGAGCGCGAGGTACTGGTCCGCGAGGCGGCGCCCCACGGCAGCGACAGCCTGCCGATTGAGCCAATCAACCTGGCAGCGTTCTGCACCAACCGAAACCACGCAATCGACGTGGCGAAGTTCACGCTGAGGATGCGGAGATTCAGGGATCACACGATCCGCTTCAGGACCACCTACGACGGGCTGGAGGGCATCAGCGCCGGCGTGGGGCCCGGCGATCTGATTCGGGTGGCAATGGACGTGACCACGTTCAACGAGTTCAACAACGGGGCAGTGCTGGGCAATGGCACGGTGGTGAGCACCACGCCCCTGGCCAACGGGACCTACGACGTGGTGAGCTGGAGCGGCAGCGGGGCAGTGAACGACGCCGGCACCCTGACGGTCACCAACGGGCAGGGATCGCCAGCCGGGATCATGTTCACCGTGAAGCAGACCAGCACGCAGGTGCGGACCTATCAGATCAGCCGGATAACCCCGACCGAGGATGGCGCCTATGACATCGAAGCGGTGCACATGCCGATCAACAATGCGGGCGTCCTGTTGGTGGCGGCAGACTGGGATACAGCAGGCGCGTGGGTGATCCAATGACGGTTCAGTTCCCCGAGATCCAACCCACCGGCCACGAGTTTGGCGAGCCGGACTGGCCCGTAACCGAGATGCGCTCACAGTCCGGCGTGCGGTCGGTGCGTCAGTGGGGCGACCGCGCCAGCGATGCGCCGATGACCCTGGAGTTCGCCAACATCACCCAGGCGGCCTATGCGCTGATCAAAGCGGCGCACACGGCAGCACGGGGCAAGGTGTTCGACGTGACGTTCCCTGCGATCGTTGGCAAGAATCTCACCGATGTGGACCTGCTCAACCCCGGCCCTGGCCTGAAGTGGTATTGGGCCAGCCCCCCTGAGGGCAGCCGTGTGCAGGGCGGCCGGCGGATCACCTGCCGGTGCACATTTCGGGCCGAACTTAGACTGTAGGCAAAGGTCGAGGCCGCCTAATGACAGTCCCCAACGCAACGCACGGAGAGGTGCGATTCCAGGGCCAGAAGGTGGCCAAGGTCCGCAGCATCAGCATGGAAACCCAGCGGCAGACGCTCGAGACGACCGGCGTCGGCGACATGGATGATGAGTTTGCCTACGGCAAGCGCACCACCAGCGGATCGGCAACGCTGCTCTATAAGACCGACGATCAGGCCACGCTGAACCTGATGAATCGGATCTTCGATGATGGTGAGACGCCTGATGATCTGGTAATGACGATCTACAAGGGCGGCAGCAAGTCCATCTCCGGGCCGGCGCTGATCAATTCGCAAGGCATCGCCACCAGCGTGGGCGACAACACCCAGGTCAGTATCTCGTTCGTGATCAACGGCAAGCCCAGCCGTGCTCTCTAATGGCTGTCGAAGGCCGCAAGGGAATTGTTCAGCTCAGCCGCGAGTGGCCAGCCCCCACGGCGCTGGCTGATCAGCGGCTGCAGCGCGGCACATCACCATCGCTGGACCTGACAGACCTGGCGTTCCAGTCGGGCGATGAAGTGCTGCTGGTGGGCCTGCGCGGCGTGCCACTGGGCATCGGCACGAGCGGCTTCGCGCCATGCCCCGATGGCCATGCGTTCTGGACTGGTGGCGAGACTGCCGTAGGGCCCGCCCTGGCAGCACGGACGGCGGGTGGCGGGTTCTGGAGTGCCAACCCATCGGCGCGGTTCTGGGAGTCGGCGCAGACGGTCGGGTTTCAGCAGGCCGCGACGGCCTACATCCACCGCGATGAGATGGACGATGTGCGGTTCTACTCCACCGAGCTCGACGCGATCAATGGCGGCAGCCAGGGCCTAATCCCGCTGCGCAATGTCTCACCCGGCCCAATGCTGATCCTGCCGGCCTCCAGCCGCTCCGGATACGAGGCCGCAGCGCTGGCCCTGCTGCAGGCGATCGGCGACGCGGAGATCACCGATGGTGAGCAGCCGGCCCAGAACCTGGCACCGGTGCCGCAGGTGCTGGCCGACACGGCAGCGGATGCAGAGGCTCGCGGCTGGCTGATGCAGTGCGATCTGACCGGGTGGGTGTTCGAGATGGACGCGGCCCAGTTGGACCAGGAAGCGATCGGCCAGGCGTTCGGTGAGTACGCCAAGGGTGCCTTGCGCGGCGCTGGATCGTTCAACGGGGAGATGGATCACAGCCGCGTAGTAGGGGAGCAGAGCGGCCTAGGAATGCTCCGGCTAATGATGCTCACCAGCCAGGGCAGCAAGGCCCGCGCTCGGTTCCAGCTGGTGGATCAGCGGACTAGCAACGTGGCCACCCACGTGCGAGAGCGGATCTTCTACGAAACCGACATCCTGCTGGGCAAGACGGCAGTGAACACCAGCGCCACCGACGTGATCCTGATCTCAGCGCAGTTCGTGGCGACCGGCCAGATCAGGCTGGCAAAGGAGGCTCCATAGCCTGAGGGCAGGAATCGAGCCGCCGTAACCAGATGAGCCAGCTGCAGCGGGCAGGGCAAAGCGGCGCCCTTGACGTGGCTGCCAGCCAGGCGGAGGCAAAGGGGCAGATCGCCGTCCTGATCGACATGCTCCGCCAGCTGGGCGGCAATGCTCGGGTGGTGGCGGGTGCGCTTGCGGTTGCTGACCCCCTGAATGCACCATTCACCCTCTACGTTGATCCGTACATAGGCTCAGACCGATTCGTTGGCGGCGCCTACAACAGCCACGAAGCCGGCGCAACCGATGCGGAGATCATCCAGCAGAAGCTGAAGCGGATTGAGCTGCAGCGCCTGGAGTGTGGATACACCTCAGCGCGGCCCTTCCGCACCATCAACCGCGCCGCGATCGAGGCGGCGATCATCACCAGCAAAAGCTGGTACACCTACAGCGATCCACGGGCGCACGTGGACTGCGTGACGATCGTGCTCAGCGGTGGTGTCCACATCGCCCTGAACGATCCCGGCAGCGGGTCTACCAGCCTGGCGAGCTGGGGCACGGCGAAGGATCCGACCCCGGCCGAGCTGATCGCATTCAACCCCTCGACTGGCGGCGTGCTGCTGCCGCGTGGGTGTTCGATGCGCGGGCTGGACTTGCGCAAGACCACCATCCGCCCGAATTGGGTGCCGGCGGTGGCGGATGAGGGCGCGGACTACAGCAACCGCCGCAGCATCCTGAAGGTCTCGGGCACGGGATTCTTCTTCGACTACACCGCAATGGACAAGATCGGGCATACCGAATCTGTCCACCTGCTGGACGTGTTCCACCCCGCCAGTAAGACCGAGCTTGATACGTTCTACGCCAAGATCCAATCCACCGTTGGCACTGGCGCCAACTTGGGCAGCGCCTTGTTGGCAGCCCGCGCCAGTGAGTATGAGATCGTCGGCCCGATCGATCAGAGCCAGGCGCCCAACTCGCAGTGGGACACCACCAGGGGCGCCAGCCCGTACATCTTCAACGTGTCGGTCCGCTCCGACTACGGCATGTGCGGGGCGTTCTGGGATGGCAACAAGCTGAGTGGTCTGCGCAGCATGGTGTGCGCCAACTTCACCGGCACCAACCAGCAGGCCGACATGCGCTGCTGGCAGGTCTACGAAGGCGGCAACTGGGTAAGCCTGACCAACACCCCGCAGGATTACCAGAAGTACATCAACGCAGCGCCCGACAATGTGCGGCGCAATCCTGCACGCCAAACCCGGCACATCTCGGCAATCAGCAACGCCTACATCCAGAAGGTTTCAATCTTCGGAATTGGCCAGTCTGAAGTCACGATGGTGGACTCCGGCGGGGAGATCACCGACAACGGCGGCAACTCAACGTTCGGCGGCTGCTCTGCCCTGGCGAAGGGCTACAAAGGCTTCGCTTTCAACAAGGACAAAAACTGGGCGGTCGGCCGGGTGCGGGTGCCGCTGAATCTCAGCGAGAAAAGATCCAACATCCGCCGCATCGAGCTGGGCGTGGTGGCCGCTGTGAGCGGCTCAGCGATCACCCTAACCAGCGGCCTGGCGATCGACCCGAGCAGCGCCAGTAACCCGGCAGTGCTGCAATCGCTGGGCT